GACATATCACTACCAATATGTATCACCAATGAAAACAAGCTTTCATAGCACTAACAATAAAATATAAATGTAAGTGCTTTCTGAAAACAGTTTCATGTTGACTATGCTATCTACTATTGATATAATATAAATGTAAATAAGATAAGAAAGTTGGTAAACAATATGCACACATTAACTTACAACATTCGTTGCGACATTCATACATACGTTATCACTTGTAGTGATGAAATGGTTGAATTATATATCAATTTATTAAAAGAAAATGATGCTTATCTAATTATGTTAGACAATGTAACAATTTATGGGGGTGCTTAAAATGAACAATAAAACATGGCAACTAACATACGACCTATTAACAAACGAAGGTGTTGAAAATATTGAAGTACAATTTAGATACTTTGAAACATGTATTATGACTGTAAATAATCTAGGAAAACACTGCCACATAGATAATATCAAAATTTCTCTAATCAAATAAGGAGCACAAAAATGCTAATACTAATACTATTCGGACTTGCTTTAACTATGGTGTGTATTATTGCAACATCACCACTTTACCAATTATTTGCTATTAGTTTAATCATATCAACCTATTTTATTTTATTAGACAAGGAGGAATAAATCATATTAAAACAACACTACTGCCCAATCTGTAGAGTATATGAAATTTTTAATAAAAAAGAAAACAACACCTATAAATGTATGAAATGTCAAAAGTATACACTTACTATTATGAAACATTGAACCTATTGACATAGTTTCTTTTTTCGTTTATAATAAAATTATAAAAATTAGTACAATATTAAACATAATTAAGTAACACATGACGGTATGACTCATAATATTTGTGCTACATTTTTATGTTTTAGAAAGGAGTTTATAAATGGAAATCAATACAAAAGATGAATTAAAATCAGCTCTAGATGAAATCATGGCACGTCTAGCAGTTATTGAACAATCATCAACAGAAAAAAAAGAAGATGATAAGCCAAAAGAAGACAAGCCAAAAGATGAAAAACCTAAAGTTGAATCAGCTGATGAGATTGAAAAACTTCTTAACTCTTAATCTAGAAAGGAAAAATAAAAAATGGCGGTACAAACTGAAACAACACAAATCTCTCCACTCAATGAACAATTACAAGAAAAACGTGGTCGGTTAACACAAGTCCAAATCACACAAACTAACGCATACAGCGATTATATGAAAGTGATGAAAGCTAAAAATAGTGTTGATGAAAAAGACACTGAAAAAGTAGCAAAACTTGATAAACTAATGTTTGAACACTTCATCACTTATCAACACGCACTCGAAGAGGCTCAGAAATTACAATTTGAATTGTCTGAGCTTGAATCTCAAAGCTTCCTCGAAGAGCTACTAGCATAAATAAAGAAAGGAAAACAATCATGGAACCAATTGAAGGAACTTCAAAAACATTTAATTCAGGCGGAGACTTTGGTTATGAAAAACTTTCAAAAGCCAATGAATTGAATGAATCAATGTCAATCGCTCCTCAAGGGCGTGACGCTTACGAATCAAAACTATTTAACATCGGAGGTACTAACTAATGGCGGACGCACTATCACAAGCCGTCCAAGCTTCCCTAATCACACATAACAGTGAAACTGGTCACGCTTGGACTTTCGGCACTAACTGGGACAATCAAGGGAAAGAATTTGAAACTTACGTTAATAAATACCTTTTCCCTAAATTAAACGAAACCCTTATCATTGAATCAATTCTTGGAAATCGTTTCAACTGGTTAGCAAAAGAGGTTGATTTTATCGGACAATATTCTGAAGAATATGTTATTTTGGACAGTGTACCTATTGAACTTGACCTATCTAAGAATGCCGAACTTATGCTCAAACGAAACTATCCTAAGATGGCTACAAAACTTTATGGTCAAGGAATTCTAAAAAAACTCAAATTCACACTAAACAATAATGATACTCGCCTAAACTTCCTTACTATCGGTGATGCTATCACTTACGCTGTATCAGTTTACCGTAAGAAAATCACAGATATCAACGTAGCCGAAGAGGCAGAGGTGAAAGCCATGCTTGTTGATTATGGACTTAATCACGTTGCTGACAAACGTACCGTAACAAGTATTGAAGAATTATTTGAAACACTTTCAGAAGCTATTCTTAACCTCCAAAACAACAGCGCAAAACATAATGAAGCCTCTACCGCTTCAGGTGGTGCCCTAGGTCGTTTCACTACTAACTCTAAATTATCAGACATGATTATCATCACAACTGACAAAGTTAAACGCTACCTTTTGAACACTTTCCTTGCTAACACTTTTCACGCTGAGGGAATTGATTTGTCAAAAATCATTATCTCGTTTGATGACTTGGGAGGTGCTTACAGAACAACAGCTGACATTCAAGTCACACAACCAATTCTTAACAAGCTACAACTTTTCGGTGATTATCAAGTCCAAGTGGGAGACACAATCCCTAAAGGATATGTATTCACATATAATGTATCAGACGTTATCAAAGAAAACATTGAAGAAATCAAACCACAATCAGATTTATTTGCTATGGTGCTTGATTCACGTGCAATCCGTTACAAAAGATACACTAAAGGAATGCTTAAACAACCATTTTATAACGGTGAATTTGATGAAGTGACTTACTGGATTCACTATTATTCATTTAAAGCAATCTCACCATTTTATAACAAGGTTGTTATTAAAGGCGCATTTAAAAGCGAATAGCCAAGTCGCATGGGTTCGCCCATGCTTTTATTTTTTTAAGAAAGGAGTATCATGAGTCACTTTTATTCAAATATTGAACAAACCTTATCCGAAAAGGTCAAAATGAGGGTAGTATCACAAAGAAATAACTTTTTTAATTTCTTTCGTAACAGATACATTGAATTTTTACCATCAGTCATTTCCTATGAGGGTTTTAATGATAAAAATGTTTTAATTGACCCAATTCAAATGGAAATTTGGCTTAGACAGGGTTACGGTGTTGCCATTGGTCAAACTAAAAAAGGTACAATGATTTTAGGCACTGTTAATCAATCTAATACACTGTCAAACATTCAAACTTACGGGACTAGACCTCTTACAGGTCATGATATTAATTTTTTTATCTCAAACAAAATTAAAGAGAAATTTTATAAAGAAATAACTTACCACGACGGCTATGAAACAGGTAACTTTGTCGTATTATGGAACAAGCCAATCCAGCTAACCAATGACTTTAATATCATTGAAACTTATTCAGAACGTATCGCAGAGATTGCTATGTCACGTTTTAGCATTTATATGCAAGCTAAAATATCTACTATTATACGTGGGGAATCCAATGATGAGGACATTGAACAAATCTCGCAAGACATCTATAACGGTGCCCCATTTATCAAAACAACAAAATTCTTTGACCCAGATGAAAACATTTTATCAATCAACGAGGGGCAAGGCCTTATCAGTGCTTTACCTGAGCTAAAACGTGAATACCAAAATAATATTGCTGAGCTTAATAACATTTTGGGGCTTACTTCTCTTGCTGTTGATAAGGAAAGCGGTGTATCACAATCAGAAGCTGAAAGCAACAAAGCTTACCAAAAAGCGAACGCTGGTATTTACTTACAAGCAAGAAATGAAAAGTTATCACATTATAATGATAAATTCAAAACAAAATTAAAAGCAAGCTTTAGAGATGAAATAGCCTCAGAACTTTCTAGCCTTGAAAAAGTACAAATTCTTGACGGAGGTATTTAATGAAAACAACAACACGACTTTATGATATTATTTACACACATTATAACAATATCTACAGCGACTTCTTGCGAGGTAATCAGATTGTTTATTACAATCCTGAATTACAATTTACTCACAAAGTACTTCAATATGACAACGAAGTCAAAACTGTTTGCCGTAACACTATCTTTTATGGTCTTGATTTTCTCGAAGAAAAAGTAAGGGACGAATTTGAAACGGAATTCCTAGCTAAATTCTTAACACGCACTATAAAATTTCAAACATATGAAACATTTAACTGGCGCTTAGCTAGCTTTATCCGTGGAATAAAAGACGTTATCAATGATTATTACATCAATGGTAAGAAATACTTAAATAATAAAGTATATACTTATGGAAATTCGGCATCAACTTCAACAGGGTCAACGGTAACTCGTGACAATAATCTTGCCGTTACTTTACCGCAAGATAATACCGATTTATCTTTAGATAAAGAAACATACGACTATGCAGACACAACCGCCCACTCGAAATCTAGGGCAACAAATACGTCTGACATTGATAGTATTGATTTTCAAGAGCAAGAAACTTTTGAAGTTGGACGCATGAGAGAATTGTACACATTTCATAACGACCTATTCAACGACTTGGACAGAATTTTGTTCTCACAAATTTTTTAGGAATGAAAGGAAAACTAATGGAAAATATTAATAAAATCGATTTTGAAGAAAATAAACCATATAATGCCCCTCACTATCCATTTTCTTTGGAGGGTCACTGGCAACCATGGTATGATGACCGCCGCGACTATAACACTAACGCACCATCATATTATGATTATTTGTCAAACTTTAACCACCTTATCAAGTCAATAGTTGATTTGTTGAATCGAGTTGCCCGCCGTAATGTCAAAGTTGAGGACACCAACTGTATTGACATGACAAAAATAAATGATTGGATTGACGAGGGAGACCACTGCCACACTTGGCATGATGAAATTATTTTAAAAGCTGAAGTTATTTTATCGACTTACCAAAAAGCGCTTGAATTTGACGGTCAAAGCTACAATATTGTAAACGCTATTGAATGCTTACCTAGCGGTCTATTTGCGCCAAACTACTTGCCACTTTTGGAGAAACTTCTTGCAAAAATCAATAAAGAAATCCTAGACCGTATCGCTGCTGATGAAGCTCTTGACAGAAAAATCACGGCAGAAACTAACGCACGTATTGAAGCCGATAACGCTCTAGGTCAACGCATTGACAACGAAACAAGCGCACGAACAAACGCAAACACCGCATTAAGTAACCGCATCACCGTACTTGAGAACGCACTAACAAAAGTACTAAACGACCTTAAAGGTTCAGGGGCTTGGATTTCAGGTGATAATGTACTGACTGGTAACATGACTGCTAACCGTCACATTGCAACCGGTAACGTCAACCTATTCACAGGCAAAACAGACGGAAACACATTCATCAGGACTACAAGCGGAGCTAATGAAAATGATGCCACAATTGGAGCAAGGGGGTAATATATATGGCAAATATTCAGTTCAATATTAGACCTGTTATCATACAGGGTGATAACTTATCAAGGGTGGAATCATCTGATGATTACATTATGATTGAGTATAATAACTATTACCCTGCTGGAAGATTGGTTTCAGTCTATCAAATTGAGGCGAAGTTGGACCTAGCTAACGTCATTGTTCATGATGACTTATCTGTTTCCTTTGACTATGGTGGTATTCAAGCAGTTAGGGCACATACAACCATGAGCACAAGTGTTCAGGGTTATAATGTTAATAAGACTTTGTTTAGAGGTAACGATTTATCGGTTGCATGGAATCAAAATTCCGACATTGGAGCAATGTTTGAAAGTGGATGGGTCAGCGTTGCAACACGACCAAGACAACATTACGTTGTTCCTCCTAATGGGTCAATTTCAATACCTGAAGAGAAAGCCTTTAGCTGGCTCTTAAAAGCTGTTGTTGCTGACCATTGTGACATATTTGTAGGAGGTACAGTAACAAATATCATCCCAATGTATCAACCTAACGGGCTTAGGAAATCAAACGAATGGAAAGCCGTTCAATTTCTTAAGCAGTCTACATGGGTCAGAACTTCCAACAACTGGCTTGACGTAGGAAATGAACGAATAGCCTATATTGGACGTGATAACACTGGACAAACAAGGCGCAGACAGTCTGGAGTATGGAAACAAGAGGGAATGTTTTAATTTATATAGCCTGACTTTGTCGGGCTTTTATGCTATAATAGATTAGAAAGGAGTACGAAATGAAATTATCACAATTTACCTTATACAAAAACACTAATTTCACCGACATGCAAAATACTTTGCATTTTAATTCAAATAGTGAACGTGATAATTGGTTTGACAGCCATTTCAATGGAAGCAATTGTGTTGAATTTCCTAACCGGTTTAATTATCGATATGACAGAGGAACAGTTAACGTACCTATGGAAATGGAAAGTCTTCAAGGTTTTAACTATTGTCGGTTTGTTGACGGTTGGGACGGTAAGACGTATTATGCTTTTATCATAAAAACAACATACTTAAATGATAAAACAACGCAACTTGATTTAGTTATTGATGTTGTTATGACGTACACGCAAGGGAGTGTACTTGAAAATCTTCAAAACGTGGAAGTTATTAGACAGCATTTGCCTTTACAACGATTAAAAGGACGTGAGGAATACCTGAGAACATGTAACGACATTCTTCCAACGTCAACCATGATGTTTATCAACCCATCACAATTTACAAACAATAATAAAGATGGTGTGCAATTCAATGACTTTATGTATATCATTCAAAGCGCTGTTGAATTAGATGGTGAATTTGGGACTGAAGATAAGCCCAAAATGCAAACGGCAACAGGCGGAACATATGACGGGATAACATCAGCTGTTAACCTCTACCTAGTTTCAAGTAGCGACTTAGACAGTTTATTGCGAACATTATCATCATACCCGTGGATAACCCAAAATTTTAAAACGATTGTAAAAGTTCCTAAAATGTTTTTTAATTTATCAGCATTAAACACCCAAGACTGTAAAGGAACTAAGTTATATGTTTTAGATGGTGGTAATAATTCAAATATCTTAACAATGCCTTTTAATTTAACAAAGTCTAAAATTAAGGAGGTTTTAGGTTTAAAAGATTTTGAAGATTATTTAGTACGTGACCAAGTCATTAATATTTATCTGACTGATTATCGTGGCAATCAATTGAATTTTGAAACTGGTAAAATTAAAGATGGTAACACGATATACGCAACATCAGTCTTAGGTGCGTTTAATGAGATTGACATTTATTCTTTGGAATATGGACAACGTGAAACAAACGAATCAAATCATGGTTTTTATCGTGATAATCAAATGACCATCAACACGTTTGATAACGTTCCTGTTATGATTAATAACTATATTTTAAACAAAGCTAATTCAGCTTATTCTCGTCAACTTGAAAATTCTAAAACAATTTCAGGGCGCATTCAAGAGATGACTAATCCTAACAATTCTGTTAAAGATAGGCTATTCAACGCTGTTTCTGTGTACTCAAACGTGTTTAGCGGTGGACTTGCTAGCGCACCAGCAAAAGGAGCAGGTTTGTTTGCTGATGAATATGAATACTATCGCAATCAAAAAGCACAAATGAACCAATGGAAAATCTCACCACCGACAGTTAGTGAGGGTGGTTATACTAATAGCCCGCTTGAAAAAACAGGTGACTATGGTATTTGGTTAAAAGTTTCAACGATTAATAATGAAGAATTAAACAGTCTTCGCAGATATTATGGGGCTTTCGGTCATGAAGCAATGCCACATGATAATCAAATTTATAACGTCAAATCAATGAGTAAAGCGAATTGGGTGCAATTCAAAGGAAATTACTGGATTGACGACATTGATAGAGAACTATTTGACCAGCTAAAAACACTGTTTGAGGGTGGTGTCAGATTATGGCACAATTATGCTGATTTATCAAAACGAAGTGAATTATCAGATAATAATGTTATTGCATAGAAAGGAGATATATTTATGGTAACGTGTAAAGATTTTTATGATTTAGCGAAGACATGGGCTGATTCTAACATTGGTAATGATGACGGTTATGGTTATCAATGTATTGCTCTTATTAGTGGTCTGAATCGTCAATTAGGTGCTGGACTGACAACATTTGTAAGGGGAAACGCAGCCAAAAACTTTTATATTGATTATGCTAGCGGTGCACTATCAACACCAGGATGGCACACGGTAGCAGGGAATCCTAGAGACGATACTGAAGCCTCTAAAATATATAATTCTCTACCTAACGGCGCCATTTGTTGTTGGGAGACTACTGGATATTATGGCTGGGCTGGACATATATCAATCAAAGCTGGTGACTGGGGTACTGACTATGACGCCATTGACCAAGACGGTTATTATCCTAACAAACCCGCTCACTATGATAATCTTGGAAAAACATGCGCCTCGGGTGGAATGGGTTTCCTTGGCGCTCTTGTTTCGGACGATACTGGTTGGGGTGGTAATACACCGTCAGGGTCAACAAGTTCATCACCGCAACCTGGTTCGGAAAAACCGAGCACAGAGATAAAAATTGATTTAACTAAAACACTAAACGAATTTATTGATAAAATTAAAGATATGTTTAATCAAAATGTTTACAATGCCAGTGAACAATATATGTTTAATAAAGTTGTAAAGCTCACAAGGAATATGAATTTATGGCGAGTACGTTTATCAGATGAGGCTCTTGATGAGATTAAAGATGAACTTAAGAAAGCTTTAGATAGTTTGTTAAAATCTTCACAACAATCACAAAAGGATACAATCCCACAAGGTGCCCCAACGCAAAACCCTGATGTTGGTGATGAAAGTTCAATGAGTGATGAGGATAAAGTAAGGTATATAACAAAAGTTTGTTTAGCCAATTGTGGTAATGCTAACGCTTATGGAATTGCTGGACTTGTCGGAAACTTTGTGGGTGAAAGTGGTATTAATCCGTTCACATTTGAGGCTAAAACGTATTGGCGGGATGAGGGTGAAGATTGGCGAAACGACCCGACTGTTGAAACGATATTTGGTTCATGGTCATCATTTTTGTCGCTTTACAGCATTCCTCTAAATGAAGAGGCTTATAAGGGTAGCGACGGACGTCATTATTGTGGTCTTGGCTTAGGTCAATGGACTGGTCCACGAGGTGAGGGACTAGCCAAATACGGTAAAGAAAATGGTAAAGGATGGTACTCACTTAAAACACAAATGGAATACGCTTTTAAAGAGGGAGCAACAACGGAAACCCTTAAAAAATGCTTGGTAAATTCTGAAAGTGTGCGTGAGGGTGTAGACAATGTCTATCGATTTTGGGAACGTGCTAACGTGCCTGACTCTCTGCCCACACGATATGCTGGAGCTGAAAAATGGTATCCATTTATTAAAAATATTATTGACGGTAACTAGAAAAAGAGCACCTTTTAAAGGTGCTTTTTTTATGGTATAATATTATAAGAAAGGAGAACTATACTTATGAATACATTAATGCAGTACTTACTAGCCTGTAATATTTTAGACATTGTAACAGGTTTTATAAAAGCTTACGACCAAAAAAATGTGTCAAGCAAAAAAATGAAACACGGAGCACTTACAAAAGTCACTATCTGGTGTGTTGTTGTTGTTTCAATTATTTTAAGCGCCTATCTTGGTACAGATTTAACGACTTATATTGTTAGCTACTATTTAATTATGGAAATTGTTTCCATTCTTGAAAATGCTAGTGTGTTTGTTCCTGTTCCTGATAAACTTAAGAATATGCTTGATAATGAGCAAGTTGAAAAAACTGAAGTGGTAAAGGAGGAAACAGTTAAAACTGTAGACCCTGAAATTTTGAAACTGATAAAGGAGAAGAAAGAAAATGAGTGATATTAATTTTAATATTGAAGATAAGCGATACCCGTATGATTGTTTATATTTTGATACAAATTATGGTTATCGTGCTTGTCTTAATGGTAAACGTCTAGACATAGCAGACATTAAGACTGTTTTGGCTTTAAAAGATAAATTTGGACTACCTGAACTTAATATTAGTGAGAAAGATGTAGCACGCTTTGAAAAGTGTATCTATTGAGTGGAAACAACACCCAATCTATACTAATTATCTTATCCAAAACGGTGGACTTGTTAAAAATAAGAAAACTGGTAAAATTTTAAAGACTAGAAAAGACAAGGGTGGTCGTGAACGGGTGAATCTTAGTCATAATGGATATGTTAAAACAGTCTACGTCTATAGATTAGTAGCAGAAACATATATACCAAACCCAAATAATTATAATACCATTCATCACATTGACCACGATAAGACCAACAACGCTTGGTATAATTTGGAATGGTGTGACTTTTCAACTAATTTGTTGTATGAAAAAAAGGGCTTATTCTTAGAATAAGTCCTTTTGATTGTGACGTTTGAAATTATTATATTCTTCGATTAGTTCACGAATGTTATTATTTTCTGGAATTTCCTGATTAGGGATAACGTCATTTGTACCAATAGCGCCATAAGGTGTTTCAACATATAAGAGTTCGTTAGAGCTTTGGTTAGCTATTTCTTCTCTAATTCTTGATTTGATTTTATCTAACTCTTTTTCATTTTGTAAAACATAGCTATCGAAGTAAGGGAATCCTTTTTCAAGTTTAGCGGACGTGTTATAAATTGAAATAGTGTTATATTCGTTTCTTATCGAACGGGTAGCGGGTACTATAGTACCGTCTGAAAAATAACACTTCACGAAAAATTCAAAGTCGTTATGTGAATGTTTTATCCATTCTTTTATTAGAGATTTTGAAACACCACCACAACGAACAACAATACCGTTATCATATAAACAATATTTTTTATGGTTGAATGCGTAAAATTTGGTAATATTATCATGTTCAATATCCCACGCACCGAGATTCATTTTATGAAACATAGATTTTGGAAATTTGTCAAGCGCTCTCTTATCCATGTATAGGCTATCCGTATCAGCATACCAAAAATAGTTATCAATTTCTTGGGGTGTTAAATATTGAAGAGGCGACAACAGATTATGAAAAGCAAAAGCAGTGACACCAGCAGAAAAAACGATATTTCTTTCTTTATTTGTAAAACCGTTTTTAACATTTTCAAAATCATCCCCTACACGTTTGAAAATATCAAAGTGAATACGAAGAGCAGGAACACCGTATATACCATTTAACAATACTTTTGAACCCTGTACCATTTCATCACTGAAATTATATTTAGATGGTTTAGGCTCATTAGTCATTTTAATGTTTAGGGGGTCAATGGTATCAATTTCACAATCAAGCTTATTTTTCATTTTACCCTGTGTTTTAATAAAATAGTTGCGGGCGATAACGTCACGAGCTCCAAAATATTCACACTGAAAAGTGGCTGAGCTTTCAACTGGTAGGGAAGTAAATTCTTGCTTAGTGATTTTAGATAAGAGTCTTAATAGTACAGTGTTATAATAAACAAGCCCGTCTTTAGAATTGTAATATTTAACAATAGCGTTCCTTAACACTTTACTTTTATTTTTAGAAAGTATATACTTATTAGCGTTTTCAATAGTCATTGTAAAAAATGACATGATATTATTGTTATTATAATCATAGTTAGCAATTGATTTTTTCTCATTTAAGGCTATTAGATAAGTTGGTAGTTTCTCTTTGTACATAACTGTAGGATAAGAGCTATTTAAGTCAATAGAAAAACCTTTCTTATTTATAATTGTTCCTATGTAATCATCATTATAAAGATTTAGACCGCCTTTATAAAACGAACGGAAATAATCAAAACCTGACATACCACAAATTTGATAGTCATTCAATTTTAAATGAGAAAAGCGCCCATCTGTTTTTAATAGTTGAAATTCAGCAAGTTTATTATAATTTGAATATTCTTCTTTAATATTTTGGGTAAAAGTCATTTTAGAAAAGTCAAAACCATAGAATAAGGTTTTATAATGTTTAACCCCTAAAGCTAAAATAATGACGTCGTTACGAATATATTTAAGTTGTTTTTCGTTAAGACTTTCAAAACAACGCTTAATATATGTTTTAACTTGCTCTCTTTTAATATCTTCGTCTTTGTCAAAACAATCATAATCAAAGTCAGTCTTTAAATACTCTTCAGTTATCAAATTATTATTAAGTAGCATTTTACCTAAAACAGCTATACTAGTATTCATTTTCTTAAAAGAGTCAATAAATTCAACACGTCTACCATGAACATAAGCTTTTACACTAACGTTATTAGATGACTTAACACGACTTTCTAAAACTATACCATGTTTTTTTTCTTCATTGTCGATTGTTGACATTTTTCTTGCGTTTTTGTTAGCCATGTTATTTGCGTTTTTATTATGTTCGGTGTAAACAGGTAAATTATAATAGCTTTGCATTTCTTCAATAAAAAAATGATTGTCAAATTTTTCACCATTGTGAAAGATTAAATCAAAAGATAATGTTTTTCTGATTTTCTTTTGTTTGACTTTTTCAAAGAAATCATAGAAATTATTGAAAACAGCTACTTTTGGAAAGTCACTATCATTAAAATAAGCAATAGCTAGGGAATAAGTAAATGAATGATATTTTGTAGGGTGTTCCATGCCATCAATTTTGTTGCAAGTAAAAGTCTCAATATCAGCATATAACGAGACTTTCTTACCTTTAAATTTTTTTAAAAAGTCAAGTAGTTCATTTTGATTGTGCATGATATTAAGACTCCTTTAATTATTCATATTTTTTGGCTAGGGCTTTAAGGAAATTGTTTTCCTTAATTTTGAAATAGGTTTCTTCGGTTGTAACTTCTTTTGCGGATGGTATAAGCTTAAACAAGTTTAATTGCATGAGCATGTTATCACGTTCCATGTAAGTTTTAGAAAAGCTATCTTTGTATAGAAACATGCCTTTTTCATGTTTCTTAATAAATAACTGTTTATAGTATTTATCATTTAGATACTGACTATTTTCTGTTTCATCAGATAAATTAATACAATACTGTTCGGTGTTGTCACTTCGCTCAACTGATAATACTATATTATCATTTTTGGCAACAATATGCAACATTAATTTATCGTCTAATTTAACTTTTACAGATTTTGAATGGTTGTAGATATTATAGTAAACGTCCTCATTAACAAGTTTATGATTAGAAAATTGAAATTCACCAGTAACGTCAGCATCATCTGAATCAGGAAAAGCACGCAGGTTTTTACCGTCGTTGCGTGAGTCATTTCGTCTTAGCTCTAATAAAACGTTATCGTATTGTTTTATTGTATTTATTTCTTGGGTTTGTAATTTATTGTAGATTTTAAGGGAAGGAAGTAGTGGGCTGTCAAAATTTACTGGGTTAGCTAAGTATATCATTTTAGGTGTTTTAATGTATGGGCGGTTATTAATACGGTCAATTGATTTGTAGATAGTTCGAATTTTTTCATATTCGTTTTTACAATAGTCGTCTGGCAAAGTTAAGAATTCATCATACAATATAATTGGAAAGTTTTTCAAAACAGCTGAAGACTGTTTTAGGTCGCTTGCGTTATTGATGTCAGTAATAAGAAAGACATCCTTATCACCGATTGAAATAATTAAATAATCTGAAGTAGAGCGATAATGATAGTCAGTAGAAAAATTACACCACCCAATAGTTTGCAAAATATCCTCCACCAGTTCACGCATTTTATCTTGCAGTGTAAAATGGCGAACCAAGAGAGTACACCCCATATCAAGTTGGTAGCAAAGATAACCAACAGCAGAAATATAGTTAAATGACTTACCGTCACCACGTGAAGTGATGGACATGTAGTGGTCAAGGTCTTCGTTGCAAAGCTCGTCTAATAGCTCCAATTGGTTGAATTCTTTTGGTAAGTATTTTTCTTTGTATTCTTTTAAATAGTAAGCATATTCTTCCTTTTCACTTGCAAAGAGTGATACAGCTTTCTGCTTTAGTGTTTTTGGTAAAGTTTTCTTTTTAGCCATATTTTTCCTTTCTAATATTAAAAGGTAGAGTTTTAACCCTACCTAACTTTATTTATTTATTAAAATGGTAAATCAATTTCAGTATCATCTGTTTTAGTTTGTTTTTGATATTTTTCAATTTCAGTATCATCTGTTTTAGTTTGTTTTTGATATTTTTCAATTTCAAGAATTGTGAAGTTGATATATCCTTTTTGTGCAGGTGATGCAATTCCTGAAATTTTAACTAATTCTTTATTTAGGAATGGTTTAGCTTTTTGTGCTAGCTTGGCAGGGATTAGACCGTAGAAGTGTTGTGTTTCATATTCACCATTTTTATTTTTTTGTGATGAAGTAAATAAAACAGTAATAGCACCAGATTTTAGTACTTTGTTTTTGTCTTTGTTGAAGTTGATAAAGCCGATTGTATTAAATTGTAATGCCATGTGTTTGGCTCCTTTCATTTTATAAATTAATTATATAATAGTTATGGTTAAAAGTCAAGCTATTTTTCTAAAGTATTGTAAAAAAAGTAATCTTTTTTTGTGTTTTTAAAATTGTTATATAGGATTTTTGCCATTTTATAGCTTTTAATATAGTGGCTTTCACGGTATTGTTGAGGGTCTTTGTGAATTTCAACAAGTCTATTAAAAAAAGTATAAGTACCGTTAATGTATGAATCGTTATGTTTAAAGTATTCACATGTTTCCAGGGGTTTTGAGAGTAGAATAACTTTATCTTTGTAATTAATTGAAACACGATAAGTAGTAGTTGTCAATATAATTCCTCCAATTCAATGTTAATTGTTCGCTGTTCACTAGCTAAGTTGTTATAAATGTTTTTAGCATTGTATTTATTTTTAACAATAATTTGACGTTCGTCAATATAACCGTTGTCAAGTTGGGTATGGTATGTGATTAGGTATTTCATCATCTTAGCTCCAAGTCATTATAGTAAACAATGACAAAAGGATTATTACTTGCACGTTTGTCTTTACCTTTTGAGTATTTTTTAGTTATTCTTTCAAGCTGTCTTGTTAGTCGTTTAATAGCAATATCAAGTGCCCGTGTGCTTTCAATATCACGTTGATAAAAGTATTTGGTCATAACGTGACGTGTAATGTTGTCAACACGTTCTGGGTCTCGGTATCTAGCACGGTCATAATTAAAATATTCTTGAATTTTTGATACTATTTGGGTAAATTTTGGTGATTGTATATATTTAACGTCATCCTCTGTTAGATTTGTTAAATTAACGATATTAGGCTTTGTAATAACAAAAGCGAGCCTATTTAGATTGCGTTCAGCTAGGTATATCATTTTTTCGTTTTTTGGGTGGTTAGGGTCGAATAATGTTGTTTTTATTGACATGGTAGAGCGAAAGGTATTTCGTGGTGTGTAAGCACCTGTTTTTAATGCTTGTTTTTTGGCTAGCTTTTTTCTTTGACGTTTGTTCATTTTTTAACTCTTTCAATTTCAAAATTAATGTAGTCTTTTGCTTTTTCTAGGTCAGTTAGAATGTTTTCACCTTTTTTCTTACCAGCTCGGCAAACATATTTAACAACGTTCCCAAGGTTAAAATTAAGGTCTTGGGCGTTGATAAGGTAGAAAGGTTGGATTGTTCCTTGATAGTTAGGAGGAGTGATTGTGTTATTAATTGTTGGTTGTTCATTGTTGTGTTCCTTTAGAGCTTTTTTAATTGCAATTTGTTTTACTAGTTTAATTTCTTGCTCACGCATATTTTTTTGAATAGATTTAAGATAGTTAATACCTTCATCACTGACACACATTTCAATACATTTGTCAATGTTTTTAATATCGTTTTGAATTGTTTTTAATAGTTGTTTGTCTAACATGATGTTACACCTCCGCAAAATAATAGTCTAATTTTAAATATGACTCACTATAATTGTGTAGTTCAATATCCATAAACTCTTTTAGTTCATAAACACTTTCAAATTCTGCTATAAATGTGTCAATTATTTCATCTGTTTTTATATTATAAACATCTACTTGATATTCTTTCACGGTTGTTACCAACTTTCTTTATTTCTTATTTACATATATATTATAGCAATAGTAGATAGCATAGTCAACATGAAACTGTTTTCAGAAAGCACTTACATTTATATTTTATTGTTAGTGCTATGAAAGCTTGTTTTCATTGGTGATACATATTGGTAGTGATATGTC